TAAATATTCAGGTTATTTAGCTGTGATTAGTTTCACAGCACCTTTAAGAACATCTGTCGGTGCAAGATTAATAAATATTGACCATCATAAAAAATCTGTAAGGGGTCCAACCCCGAACAGCAAAAACTAATGATAATATAATATTAACTTGCTATTAGGGGGCGTTCCCTCCGACAACGACATGTATAAATACATGCCGCCCAAGTAGGCCACTACTTGGGTGATAATCTGATTTTTATAGGGGCCTCAGATTAGGTCCAAATCGGTTTTTAGAGTACCGAAACTCTTTAATTGCGTATAAATAAAAGGCGCCCCTATACTGCCGGTGTAATCTCATTTCGGTAGAGAATTGGGCAGCCAGTAAAGAAGAAGAAAGTGAAATCTTCTCCAACTGATTTCCACGAGCGAATGACTGCTCCTGATGCTATCGGGTCTGTTTCACCCGTCAAGTCATTCAAGACAATCTGTACTTGTGCAGAATGCGCTCCATTACAAAAATCTCCGCGTGGGAGTCTTGACGATGTAAAACGCACACCATTATAATATGGAATTTCAACTTCAACTGTGTCATTAATTCCAACATTTGTTGATGCTGCACCACCGGAAGTAAATTGTCCAGTTCCAAAAGTGAAACGTTTGGAAGCTTGTGCAGTATCAGTAAGGTTAAACTCTGATTCCTGTATTCGTGAGGCAGTGTTATAACCAATCCTAGAAACAGTAGGCTTTGAACCTGTGTTACCAGAGAAGGTATATTTAGTTCTAGTACCACCTCTCCATCCTGCATAACAGGGAGCAAACCAGGTAGCATAAGTTGGAATGACAATATTACAAGGCTCAGAATTCTCCGTATCAATTCCAAAAGGATCCCATCCATTCCAATACCCGAGACCTTTGTCTCGAATACTATATAACTTTAAATTGTTAGTGCCTGATGGACCGAATGCCACATCTGTACGGTGAAGAATGTACCTACGAAGCAATTCTCGAATCGTTTTAGGTGATTCTCCAAAAAAGACATTCATAGTCTGATCAGCAATAGCACATTGAGAAGCAATAGGTCGAATTGCACCGGGATTCGATGGTGCATCCGTCGCCCCTCCAGAAACATCAGTCATTGGAGTGGAATCCAATACTCCTGACTGTGGTTCAAAAGTAGGAGTGGGAAAGATACTAAGAGCTTTCATTTCCCCAGGACTTGGTTGTCCAAACTTAATGTCTTCGCATGCTGAAACAAATACATTAAAATTAATGTTCGAATCTACAGCAGGAGACACAAGATTATTAACCACGGCAACTTCCAATACACCATTATAGCGTTCAGCATTATCCGTTAGAAAACGAACTGAAGTACTATACAATCCTGGTGTAAGTGCAATACTGGAAGTATTCAAAAATGGTGTAGATTGACCCCAACCGACAATAATTTCAAAATCATCGCATTCCGCAATATCAATTACACGACTATAAACCGTGTTATATTGAATGTCAGAACCATTTGAATTAGGGTCCCAGCGAACCAAAATCTTTCCCTTATGGAAATTAGATTTAACAATTTGGAATCTATATTTAATAGATCCCTGCCAATTTTCAAAAGGTACTGCCATATAAGCCATGGGTGTAGGGTGATATTCATCTCCATTTATTCGATAAAGATTAGGTGTGACCCTACAATTCCACAACATGGTATCTGGACTTTGAGGAGGGTTCATCTGGAAAGTAGTTAAGTATGATTCCCGTTGACAGAATCGTGTAATATCCATTTGATCCTCTCCATCCAAACCAACAGTCCGTGAATCGATGGTTAATTCCTGTTTCGAATCAAGTGAAAGCTTCATAACAGCATCAGCTGCATCTGTATTAGCAAGATTGCCAGCGGGTAAAGGTTTTTGTTGCACAATATCTGTAACAATTGGAGGACGTGAATATCCCCAATGTGTAGCTAAAGATCCTACACCTTTAGCCACCATCTCTGTCGCTCGTGCATACGGAGCAATAAGAGGTACAGAAGTTAGCGCTCCAGCGGCTTCAGCTACCGCGGAAGCAGGTGCAGATACGATTCCCTTTCCATATTCATCGTCCGAATTTAACTTACCTGACTGAGGTGTATAATTGGCAGCAGTCAATGTGGTAAGAGATGTCGGCATGGTTAATACAACATCAGATGCCCAGGCATATACCGTGATAGTAACTGGATCATTACCTCCATTGGCATGTTGGAGATTGGTAAAAGATTTGATAACTATCTCGCCAAGTGAATTACGATCATTGTTACTGAGAGACAAATAATTATCCTGCCAAAAGAAAGGTAGGTCTAATTGACCTCCCATATTATTAGTCGGATTCAGAAAGAAATGTGGTTTCTGGGAAGCTGCCACCAAATCTGCTTGCAGAAAATCTCTCTGCACTGTTATTTGATCAAATCCTGAATATGGATTATAGGAAACCAAAGCACGACCATAATGAAATCCAGTACCTGAAATAACCATCTTAACATGTAATTTACTCCTGTAAAGTTCAAAATTGGCAATCTTCTCGGCAACACGTGGGTCATTAAGAAATAATTGCCAAGGGTTAAATCTCTGAAAAAGAGGTTGACCCATGGACCAGGAGAAATCTGCAATCCTAGTTGGTCGCCCAAGAAATGATCCTAATTGTGAATCAGCATTATTTACTAAATTCATGGTAGGGTCACTTCCTGCGCCGATTACTGTGGTATAACCGGCGTCTTGTTCTTGGAAATTTGTGATTTCTGCAGTCAAATCTGCAACACCACCTTCTTGAATGGTTCCAAGTGCGCCACTCTGAGGTGTGTATTCAGACAATTCTTCTGAAAGTGTTTCAGAACATCGAGTAGTATAGATGCTAAAGAGTTGTGAGAATAATTGTTCCATGTATTTAGAGACATGGAGCTCTTTAATTAAAGTAAGAAATTGAGTAATGCGATTTGTTTAATAAGGGTCTGAAGCGAACATCAATGCAACAGCCTATTCACATTTTGTTTGTGGGGTTCAACAACCACTGATCCTAAATAAGATCTACCCGAGAAAGGTAGCATTGTGAGTCTCGTAAGCAGTACAAATGCAAAGGCAATGTTAGACCTTATACAATGTCTGTAAACCATAACGAGACATGGGTGTTTGGCTTTTCCGTAGAATCACGACGACGCACCAGCGCCTCCGGAACGTTTTTATGGGCGTCGCCCAGAATAATAATTTACACTAATTTACAAATAATTAAAACATATAAAATAAATAATTTACAAGGAGACAGGAGTTACGTATCTTTCATTCCATTGCGCAACTCGTTCATCATACGTGATGTCCAAATCTGGTACAGATAAATTAGCTTTCTTGGCTATTTTCTTCATTTGTTCCTGACGGAATTCATAAGTTCTGCGACCATGAAAGAAGAATTCACGCATTGCACCACTCAAATTCATGGCACTAACAGTAAGTGGGGAAACTACTTTAGATTTCATAATCGAATGAAGTGATTTGAAAATACTATTCTCATCTAAGGCACCAACGTACTGTTTCAAATCAGGATTATACATATCCTTACGTTTTAGAAAATCAGCTTCAAAACGAGACATAAAAGCTATTGGTTCAGACTCCTTGTCAGGCATGGTAAATGTAATATCATTCTTAGCAAGGAATTCTGCCATAGAAATGTGATTAAATTTATCGTAACCCGGTCGAACGGAACCCTTGGCATCATCTCCATACGTTGAAATAGCACATAAATCGCGGAAAGTTGCAGTGCGATTAAGTCCCAACTCTGAACCAATTTGAGTCAATTCTTCTTGTGGATAAGCGTCATTAAAAGCAAGGCGATGAAGTAAGGAATTTACAATGCTGTTAATATAAACAGTCATATTTTGCCCTGAGGGATTAGTGCCCATGAAACGTACAAGAGTTCCATTATATGCAACGAGAGGTGAACAAACATCATGAGCAATAGAACGCATTACTCGCAAATCTAATGGAGTGTAATTACCGCTCCATTGTGCAATCTCCATCATTACTGCAAAAGCAGTAAGTGTTAGTTGCTCGGGCATGCGAAGATCGTATTTTGCAAAATCACCAGCAATAATTCTTTCATCTCCAAATTTTGCCATGTGTTCAGAAAGTTCATGCCATTCAGGCCCATGACTATTAATACCTACAGCACATTCGGACAATAATGGATTCATTGAGAGAAATCGTGCAACAGGAAGGAAATATTTACGAATGAGAATTTGAAGAGCAATAGGTGCGGCTTGAAATACACGCACTTTTTCCTTGGTGACCTTAGTTGGCTCATCCTTAAGGGACGCGCCGAAAATCTGATTAAGAAAAACACCAGATTTGGCTTTCTCATTTAGTTCTTCAACTAAAGCCCATATCTCGGGCTTGAAAGTACGAGGACACGCATTGGACGGCGTAGGGTCTAAATCAATAAGATAATTAGTCTTAGGACCTCCGATAGGATAACCCATAGATGTGCTAGAATTCATACTATCAATAAACCTTTTGCCATCAACTCCGGATACAATTTCAACATTGGAGAGTGGGCGTAAATCCTTTTCCCATAACTCTTTTTGTTCACCAAATACTTCTTTAAGTTCATAAAGATAATCATCCATAGCCCAATCCACATCCACTGGATCAAAGCCAATAGAGGGTTGGGAGCAGGTAGACAATGATGCATACCATGGTCTCCACAATTGATTGTCTATATGTCCATCTTCACGTACAACAGGTTGTTTAAACTTAGGAGGACCATATATATTGGGAACACCACACACCTCCTCTACAATGGGAGATATAGGTGTAGGAATGACGGACGATTCAAACGCATTGGACCGAGTGACGGAACCATAAACCTCAACAGCGGCATCAGGTTCAAGCCAGTTGGTTGGACATTTCTTATGAACTTCAGTGGAAATGACGATTTTCTTACCAGCCACAACATCGTCAAGTTCAGAAGCTTGTGGTCCGCGTACAAAAGTCTTACTTTTGGCGAATAAAGCTTCCAAAGCAAATGTCAAGTCAGTCTGTAGGATGGAAAGCCCACATCCTTTTGAAGTGCCTGTTACTCCACCGATGTGAAATCCTAAAATTGTCTTTCTACTAGTTTCAGAAATAATAGCGGACATACACATCCCTGGAAAAGTTTCCATACCGGTTAGATTGTAATAAGCCCCATTAAATACATAGGGCCCATTGGAGACGCCAGGAGTAAGTTGCCACATGATGCGGGAATCAAACATAGTACGATCTTGACGTAATCCTACAACTGTTGCCTGTGTGGGATTTGTGATGTTGGTAGTATTAAAGAAAGGAACAATATCACGCAAAGGTCCTGTGTTAGGAACAAAAATAAGAGCCATATCAGCATTTCCAATACGAACCGCCAGTTCTGGATTAAGTATAAATTTAATAATACGTCCATTTAAATTAAATGAAGCATTAGTAGTTTCAGAAGGTAAAAAATGAAACGGTATACCTAATACACCAGTGGTTACGGCAATAGCGCCCGAAAATTGATTTCCTATGACGATCTGTCCAAGTGATTTAGCAATACGTTCACGAGCCATATCGTTAGTAGCAAAATATTTTGACGCAGTTGTTGGTACTTGTGTAGTTGGCGCCCATGGGTTGCTTTCTTCATCCCGTTGTTGAATATCAGAAATACATCTAGGCTGTAATGAGCCTTGCATGGACAAGGAAACTCGTAACGCCTTAACAATCTTAACGACTGCATAAATAACGGATAAAGAAGCGAAAAGACCGCATGCGTACTGTACATGTTTATCTCTTACGGATTTAAAAAGTTCCGGAAGAACTCCACGACGTTTGTGGATTTCTTGTAAATAAGCATGTTTCTTAGCCTCTACAACACCTGCATAGCATACAAAGAAATACAATGCGCATATTCCACAGGTAAAGAAGGATAAGAAATATGATAAACGAGACAATACAGCAGCGATAAAAATAGTACATATTGCATAATTAAGTGCATATGTTCTGAGAGCTTGTCCAATCCAGTCCTGACCAGCATACAAGATGCCGGCTTTAACGTAATCATTATCCATAGCCTTTTCCGGAATCCAACTTGTCCAATATGAATAAGGTGATTCAGCGAGTGAAGCATATCCAGTTAATAAGGCATCTACTGCATAATCCTCAATACGTGTTTCTGCTACCAATTGGAGCTTCTGGACGACGATAGAAGTAGAAGCTACTTTATCTTTGATCGTAGTTGCGATACGTTCTCCAAAATGAGGCTCCATTTCACAAGTGCACGTATTTGACATGCGATTGCATGTCGAACAAATTTCGATAAGACTAGCAGGATCCTTGAAAGAATCCACGATACTAGTCTGTTGTTGATCGTGTGAGATAGCCTTAGAAATAACGATATTAAGGTATTCATGAATATTTAAATCCTTATGAAGTATTTGCCAGGAGCTGAAATTTTGTTTTCCTTCACCATCTCCAATAGGCTTTTCAATATCGATAAGCCAAATGTCGTTGATAGTATCAAGAGAGCCAAAAGCATCCAAAACTTTCTGTGAATCAAGCATGTTGTCTGTTAAAAATTCTGGACGTACTTTAAGCGTGACGTGGAGATGTGCGCGACGAAGAATGGACATGGGATTGTTGGAGGTAACACCAGCATGTAACTCTTTTACATTTGTTGTAATAGTTAAGCATCGCGGTTCAATGGAAACTTTTCCTTTATTCGCGATATCTGCCATAATGGCAGCTTGACGAATATTATTACAAATAGTGATTATCCAATCAGATGGGGCGGCTTCCCAAAAGTCAGCTTTGGAATTTCCATAATCGTCAAGCTTGATACCAGTTACATAAGAACGGTAAGAGGACATGTATTTGTCTCTCTCATCAAGAGTTACAATGTGATCGGGTGAAGACGGTGCATTAATGGCCTTAAGTACTGCGGCCAAAGTTAAATCAGCAAAAGTAGATTTGCCGACTCCAGAATTCCCATAAATTTTAACACATAATGGTGATTTCCGCAAACCACCACGAACGCGTGACGAAACAAAATCTGCTCTAATTTTGGATAAAGCTTCCCATTTTTGTTGAACAATCTTCTTCTCTGTGCCATTTGGCATAGTTTTGTACAAGGTATTCAACGTATCAATGGTATCGCTCAAATCCTTATCAAATTCTGATTCGTCTTTGCCAGAAAATTTTTGTAGGTTTCCATTGCGAACGAATTCCCATTCACTTTGTAATTGAATATATTTTTCTTCAAGTTCTACGATTTGGTTAGATGAGAAAAGGAGTGGTTTGATTGATCCACTTAGAAAGCACTGGTAGGCGCCTTCAGCAAAAAATGATATAGTCTCTACGACTGCATCAATAAGATCAACTGCATTGGCCTGTTTGTTTAAGGCCTCAACAGCAAATATCTCAAAGTTACCAAGTGATACGGAAACGCGATCGGTAATTCCAAGTGTAACAAGAAGAGATACTACACGAGAGATCTTTGCAAAAGACGGTGAATTGACAAGTAATTTCCAGTTTGTGAGAGCACTGGACATGTCATTCAACCATTTAGGGCGTTCGGTAGATTGAGGTGTCATATCAGAAAAGAGATTTGTAGCAATCTTCTGAATCTGTCCGAGTAATGACGTTTGGTTGTGAGTTTTAACGTAAAGGGTAAGTACGCTAATGAAGCCTGTAGCGTCAGTAACACTAGAAAGGGCTCCGTAGAGGGAGACTAAACCTTCGATTATAGACATTGCGTCATCGGTTAGATTTTTGCGTAAATGACCATAAATGCCCGTAAATTGGGCAAATTGATTAAAGCTTTGTGGTGTGTAATCAATGGTGTTTACTCCCTGGGTTAAGAATTCTATTTGAGCATAGATGCGTTGACCAAGTTGGTCAAGACTTGTTTCCTGGTGTATTCCCTTGTTCTCCTCTTTAATATTAAATATCATAATAAGTGTGAACAAGTCGGTGTTTTCATGAAAGGAATTTTCCTATATCATTTAATAATTAATGTAATCAAAGTCTTTGTCTTTTAAACTGTAAAATGAATCGGTAGGGACCATTATAAAGGGACTGCGTACCAGGGCAGGCGAATCTTGATGGAAACGCGAAATAAAATGGTGTCATCCGTAAAATTACGTGACTTAATGATGGCTGTGGTTATGCACAGTGAGCTCGAGGGCCTTCAGAGGGGCTTGCTTACGCATTAGTGTGCGGCAGTGACTGTGTCTCTTGACAGTTTGCAACAATGTGCTAATTTGTAAGTAGGTGCATGAAGGTTCGCCGAGTTACATCGGTCGAATAAAATCGAAAAACTATACATCAACGTTAGATGAATAGAATGGAATAGACGGAAAGATCAGTTACATGGTAATGATCTCGATAAAGCCGAATATATTCCAACAAAAATAATAATAAAGACGAAAATGGCAGCGGCATGGCTGCCAAAAGCCCGCGTAAGGGGCTGAGAATAATTATGAAAGGTAATTCATAAGTGGATTTTAAAGGTGACATTTGCACTTTAAATATTACATTTTTAGATGATCGAGTAGTAAGTTCGATAGTCATTCAGCATGACTATAGTGAACGAAGTAGTTCAAATCATGCTTAATAATAATACAAGTTACGATAGAGTGTCAGACTCTATA